CTCCTCAGATGCTTGAAGCAATATATGTGCTTATTTGCCAGCTACCTCCAGTTTCGGAGTGGAAAATGCCCAAATCTGGAGAGATTAAATTTGATATAGCCGATAAAGTATTTCTTAACGAGCAAGAGTGCTATGCGACTTACACCTTTGATGCCGAGAAAAAGACCCATGAAATACTGGTAAGCATATCAATGAATACAAGTTTTGAACACATCTTAACAAGTCTTCTCCATGAGTGCATACATATGCGAAGAACACGCAGAAGTAATGAATGGGATTTACATGACAGCACATTCAAGAAATATGCAAAAATTATTTGCAAAGAATATGGACTCAATAGAATTGGGTTTTAAATTTACCCATGATTAGCAAATTTACCAAAATATTTATTTCTTGCTTCGGTTGCCACCAAGTCAGCTAATTCAATATCATCAAAACGACCTATTTTTATACTTTTTTTATTTACTGTTAAAGAAACTAACCATTTTTTTGTAAATTTGTCCCAAGATACATTTTTATAATTAGATTTATTTCTAATGTTAATTTTTTGATTTAAAGAATTTTGTGCTTTTGTGGTTTCCCTTAAATTTTCTATTTTATTGTTAAGTTTATTGCAATCTATATGATCTATGTATTCAGGTAAATAACCTTTAAACATTAAAAAAATTAAGCGGTGGATTTTATATTTTTTATTATTCAGTTGCACAGAATAATATCCATTTCCAATTGACCCTACTTTTACGCCAACATATTTTTTTCTATAATTAATTTTTGAAAATAATTCGCCATCTTTATATTCAAAGATGGATTGTAAATACTCTTGGGTTATAATTTGTTCAGCCATGCAATACTCCTATATTGTGGTGGTTAGAAGCCCTTATTGGTTTGCAGACCTTTAAGGGTTTTGTTTATTTTAACATAAATATGCCAAACTAATTTGTGAAGAATATAAATTACCAAGAATAGGATTTTAAGATGTACCAATAATGATACAAAAGTTACTTAAAGATAACTAATGCATCACATATTATGCAAATGTTCCCGTTCGGTAACATTATGGGTAAATAGTTTGAATTATTTGCCAAAAGTTACCGAACGGGTTATTTACAAGAAATATTTCAAACTATTTAAAATCTGTTGACTTAATAACTGGCTTTTCATATGCTGACCTAGCCATTTCTAAACCAGATTTCAACTCCTCGATAGTGTCACCAAGTAACTTTACAGAACAAAACCCTGTCGGTTTTCCTATGGCGTTGTAATAAACTTCACAAATTTCATAAGTGGGCTCTTTGGTTACTTCATCCGTAGTTTTTACTATTCTATAGTTCCACATCATTAAACCTCTCCATCTCTACCAAGTCTTCTTTTGGAGCAATGTAAGACTCGGAAGATTCAATAGCTCGCTCAATGATTGCCATTAAACCTTCTCCGGATAAAAAATTGATTGTCTCCCTATCTAGTTCAACTGTAGCAATTGCTGATCCATCTTCATTCTCTGAAATTATTTCTAATTTAACCTTCATTTAATCACCTCTGTGTTATTAAATAATTCATATAACTCCCCATTGTTCTGCCATAGCATCAGCAATACCTTGAAATGTTTTATTCCTCATTTTTTCTCTTTCTTTTGGTTTAAGTTGTGATGATTCATAAAACCATTTACTCATGCGTTTACCGCTTTTAAAAGTTATTACTTCACCTTTATCTACAATATTAGTAGGCTTTAATAAAGGTAAATTTTTTAGCCATAAACAAGTAGCTTTAGTTGTACCATGCCCATATTCGTATGGCTGAATAATTTGTTCTGGTTTGCGCCATATAGTTGACATAATTCCGATAGGATTTTCTATCGCATATTTTGGAATATTAGAGTTTGCCAAAATCATAAAAAAATCAATACCTTGTTGCTGCCGACCATCTGCTCTTTTTTTTTCAAAATGTCTTGCACCACTAGCCGCTAAATGGGTGCATGGTGGATGAGCAATCATCATATCCCATCCATCGTTAATGATATCTAATACTGATCCTTGATAATGGTTGCCTGGCAATTCATTAGGTTCAAGATCACATGACCATGCATCATGCCCAATTTTAGTAAACGCATCTCTAACTGTTCCACTAAATTCACAAGCTATAAGAATTTTCATTTAATCACCTCTGCTGATTTAAGTTCACCTGTTTCGCCATCGAATGTAAGTTTTAAGTTGTCAACAATATAAGCACAAGAAGTTAAATTTATACTTTCTATGTAAGCTGACGAAATTAAAGCATACCGAACAATATCAGGCTTTGGCTCTGGTTTAATTCTTGCATCGTCACAATAATCAAATGAACCCAATCTTGTAATTTCATACCATTCTTTAGTTTGGAAATTCCATCCCTCACATTGTTTACCATCAAGAAATGCTTTTATAACTTCTTCGTATTTATGCTTCATTTAATCACCTTTGACATTTTTAAATCACCTGTTTCTCTATCCCAAACAAGTTTAAGATTTGCATTAATTTTGTCTACGTAATTAATTGATGGTTTGTGTGTTAATTTATTTCTACTAACATCCAAAAATTCAACAATGTCTTGTGGTTTTATACGAAATATATAATTGTCGCAAGTAAAAAACTCAAGGTTGTCTACAGGAAACCATGCATTGTCATCCCAATGCAATGTGTTGTGAAATTCAACTTCTTTGCCATGTAGCCACGCAATAATTAAAACTTCATGTTTGTGTATCATTCCCAATCCTTTTTAAATAAACATCTAATTTTCCACATTAACAAATTTGTTACACTTCTATCTCTTAGTTGCTTTTGGAGATTGTGATTCATATTTAATAACTCACTGTGGTGCATGGCTAATAAATTGTAAGCCTTCTGTGCATCTTCTAATGTAAACTCATAAACCCACTTTGCATCTTTCATATTTTCCCCGTAATATATTTAAAACATACATACACATACGCCACTATAAGGGCGTTTAACCAAACGCTAAATAAAAAATCAATTAAACGGCCCATATCCTATACTCCCTCTCGCTAGTTCGGTTAAAAAAATAATTAATCCACACATTGTGGAGGCTATTACTAAACTAAAAATAAAAAGTTTCATCTATCTCTCCGTTTCAATTGTTTCAGTAAATTGCTTTGTTATCTTGCCACTACGTTCACTATACCTACTTTCTGTTACTACATTTATTGGGCATTTAGTGAAGTAGTGATTATGACTACCCGAGTTCCATGTGTAAACTGTACAACCATCTACCTCTGCGTATACATGGGGTGTTGACTCTGCAATACGCCTTGCTCTATGTTCTTCCGACTCAGGTGAAACTACCCACCATATACCGGCAGCGGCGGTACAAACACACATAAGGAAAAACCCAATAAGACATATTGGAACAACATACTCAAATAAAAAATTTTCACAATAATCAATAATACTTTTCATCTCTTACTCCTTTATCTTTGTTGATATGTTTTCAGCAAACGTAATTAACCCATCAGTAAACCGATCTCCGCCGTCAACATAAAATCGTAACTCGCCAAATTTTGATTTAACTTGGGTAGCTACAACCTGTGGCAACTCATGGGCATCCAAGTATGTTTGTATGGAATGACATAGCGTATCTAGTAAATCATACCAACCATCGCCACACTCAAATCCCCAGCACATGCATGTATCCATTTTGTCCCAATTGCGTTGTGCAAATATCTTTGGATACTTAATACATAATGCATCATCTAACTCTTTATTCATTTATTCCCCCTATAACCAACTGTTTTTCAAAACAAACTTTTTACGGTTTCTGCCATATGTTGTTACATCTATTTGCCTATACTTCAACTTCAACTTCTTATTAAATCTTATTGCACTATTTAAATTAGTTGTTTCAATAAAGTTTTTCCATAACCCTGGCTTCTCAATTGGTCTGTTCACATGGACTGAATACAATGTGCGCCTATTCCAACAGCGTTTCATTTGTGAAATCCTTTCCAGTATTGGACCTTGCTTTTTAAATTCTCAATTTCTTGGTCTTTATCCTCAATTAAATTTTCATACGAATGGATAATGTTCTTTTGTGCAGACATTTGGTTTCTATATAAATCAAATGAAATTTTGTGACTGTTTAAATAAAATACTGCATCTTCTGTTGCTTTCTGATACTCATCCCCTTTGGCATATTCGTCTAGCTTCTCAATCACTTCGGTGATGCTCATCCATGTTTTTGGTTCATTCATTTCTCACTCGCTTTCTTTAATTCTTTAAGTTCTTTATCTAACTCAACTGACATATCTCTATACTTAATCCACCAAGTTTCGTATGACATACTTGCTGCTTTTGCCAATGCTAATTCTTGTTTTAATTTTTCAATCTCTTGTGCTTGTTGTCGTAGCATATTTGCTGCTGCCAAAAGTTGTTCTCTGTTGCCTAACCAGTTTTTTAAAGCATCTGCTAATTTATTTGGTGTCCATTCCATATACGATGGTTTAAGCCTTAAAGTCATTTTTCACCTCTACTTGCTTTAAAAAGTATTTCTGCAAAAAATTCACTCATCTTTACTCTCCCTAAAGAAATCCGTTGCTGGCGCTTTTGTTTTTCCATAAAACATTTCTTTAGAAAATGCACCTAAAATAGCTGCTTTTGCTTCTTCACGGTCTTTTTTAGGTAAATCAGCTACCGATTCTTCAAGACATTCCATTACGCTTTTTCTTATTTCTTCATCAGTTAATTCATATGCAACAACTGCTTTACCATTACACAAATCATGTATTGCCTTGTTTAAACTATCTGGTAACTTTTCACCATCAAGCAAATCAGATAACATCTGCCACATTCCGTTTGTAATCATTTCTCACTCGCTTTCTTTAGTATTGCTCTTGCAAAATCATGTATTTCATACAGTCTTTTTTTACCAAATGGTTCGCTGACTTCTTTATACACTTGGCTTATTTCCTCATCTGTTAGTGCTTTTCTTGCATCGCATCTAAAACATCCTTGCTTACAGTATTGGCATTCTGTATCTTTCGTTAGTTCACTCATTTTTCACTCGCTTTCTTTAGTATTGCTCTTGCAAATTCATATATTGGTGCGTAACCTTTAATTTCGGGAATAGAACTATAAACTTTTTCTATTTCCTCATCACTCAATTCACGAAATTTATATTTTTCACGCAAAGGTCTTGCTTCAGCATAAAACTTTTCCACTTGTTCTTTGCGAAAAATATCATCGTCTTCATCAATCAATTCTTTAAAATCATTTAAAACTTGTTCATTTGCCTTTTGAATCAATTGATACTTTAAATCTTGATTGGAAATCTTTAAATCTGCTATTTCTTGTGCTTGTTGACGCAACATATCAGATATTTCTTCAAGAAATGGATTGTGATTTTCACTTTCAACTATTTCTATTAATTCATTTGCAGTCATTTGTCACTCGCTTTCTTTATAGGCAAACAAAGTAATTAATTCAACTCTGGTGTAATTTCCATAACATCCATCATCAAAGCTAATTCTTGGACCGCCAGCAATAGATAAACTTTCAATAACCCCTTCAGATTCATCATCTATCAAAATGACTCGATCTCCTATCTTTGGTTCACGAGAAACAGATAATTGAGTAATTTGTTTTTTTAAATTATTAATTTCTTGTGCTTGTTCTTTAATTTTATTAACTGCTTTAATGTTTAAATCGGTAGAAGATGCTTGAATGCCTAATAAATCTTTTAACTTTTGTATTTCTTTTTCTTGCATTTCACATTTATTTTGCAATGAAATAATAAAACTTGGATTTTCTCTCAATAATTCATCTAATTCATTTGCAGTCATTTTTCATTCGCTTTCTTTAAAATAAATTTAGTCCATCCCCAAATATCAAAAACACTTCCCCCATCGGAAATAAATTTTTCCAACTCCTTAGCTATTTCTTCATCAGTTAATTTACGCATTGGATGGGTGTAAACAGGCATATAGCCATCTATTTCATGTTCATATATATTAAAAAAATAACCACAATCTGGTGAATATTCTTTTTTAATCCAAGCAATAGGCAACTGTTCAGAATTTCCGATTGGTTCACTTTCTTCTTCTGGTGGATTAGGTAATGGCATCCAATGGGTAACATCCATTTTCCATGCTGCATCATTACTTTGAGTCCATCTATATTCATAATAAAAAGCAAAATATATTTTATGAATATATATTCCTCTAGAATTTTTTAAATTGTAGGCTAAGACCACGTTGCTATTATCAGGCAGCCTATCATTAACACTAATCCATTTATTCATTTTTCTAACCTCACTTTTCCCATATATTCCCAATCTATAAGATTAATCATTTTTTTTGAAATAAATCTCATAACTCCATTTTTAGTATCGTTATAGGCATAAAGGTATTGAACATCAAAAGTATCTTCATCGTAATATTCTTTTGGCTTTGGCTCTGGTTTAACCCTATATTGACCACTCAAACTCCATGATGGATTTTTTGCGGGTTGCCACATAAAATCATCATAATATTCAATCTCTGCGCCATCAGCCCAAGCCTTTATTAAATCTGAATGTTTATGTTTCATCTTTGCTATCCTCAAAAAAATCGCTTAACTTAAAGCCCTTGGATTCTAGCAAGAGTTTTGCCTTATCTAACGCGCGTTTTGTTTGCATATGAGCTGTCTTCATTGGCACATTTAATTCTTTACCCATGTCGTCATATTTCATTAGTTCATTTTGTTCCATGCTTACTCCGGCAAAGTTCTTTCTCTTTTATTGTAAAATCTGGACTGATCTCAGCTAACGAGCAGTCTTTGATTGATTGTATATTGCCGTCTATATTTAGCAAGGCTCTTAGCAAGGCAATGTGCAATAAAACAACAACAGAAATACTAATACTCAATATAAGTAATTTCATAAAACCACCTTTTTCTCATATAAAATAAAATCAGAGACAGGGTATTTCATTTGCGTCCCATTGACCCATACGGCATTAACCAAATCATCTGCAATATAGAAACACCCGTCAATTGTTATCCCTTCAGATGTATACATATAAATACGATTTAATTTTTTATAAACCTTGCCATCTAAGTCTTTACAGACTTCATTGGTGATAATAATTTTGCCCCCAGCATTGTTATTGATCCAAGCAATGCCTTCCGCCGCCGATAAAAAACTTACAAATAAAAAGGATAACAATATTTTTTTCATTCACCATTCTCCAAATTTAAAATTGCTCTATTTAAATACCATTGGGCTTTCTTAAGATCTTGCAATCTATTGCCTTTGTAATCTGCTCGCGTAATGTATTTAACAACATTTCCGAGATGGTAATTAAGTCCTTTAGCTTCAATGAAGTCGATAGTTTCGATACCGCCAACCTTATAATGGCTTGGATGGTTTACCGCATCACATTTAGGCTCTTCTTCCTCCCACCACTTTGGGTGTTCTGGAGAAGGCGGCGTTGTATCAATTTCTTTATACATTTTTCCGGATATCCCTGTAAATTCTTTCATTTCATTTTCCTTTGTATTTTTGGGTACTGTTCTTGTTAAAACAACTGTTACATTTCCATCTTTTTACATTTTTATTTGCGGTATTAATAAACTTCATATCCGCCACCAACTTAAACGTCTGACACGAGCTACAAAACTTCTTATCCAACCTTTTTTCTCCTTGCTTTTACAATCCCCTCTTGAGGGTTTAAATGTTCCATCATTAAATCAGCCATATCAAAAGATAAACTAACAACCATTTCATTGGGGTAAACACTTTTTTGAATCAACCCCATCATTGCTAGTCCAGCATATATGGCTCGCAGATGCTCTTTGTCCTCATTGCTCATTTATTCTCCATTAAGGTTCTTATTTGCGTCATAACAAGATCATCCAATCTAAGGTTTTTGTAAGCAAAGTCTGTAATTCCAGGAGTTCTCTTAATCTCAGCAACAACATCTCTAATGGCTTGGTTATACCCACTTCGATACTGATCTCCGCCATCCAGCATCATGCAGATTGCATCACGGATCAACCCAGATGCCTTTCTTTGCTTAGCAAGGCCTGATATCTTGTCGTGATACTCTTTAGGGAGATACACGCTATAAGGTATCAGTTTCTTTTCAATTACTCTTTTTTCCATGCTTCAAATCCTTTTTTAAATTGAATGAATTTCTCTCTTGCCGCATCGTTGGTTTTAAGGTCTGCTCTTGAATCAATATCAAAATAAAACTTAAACCATTCGGTGCATTCGCCTTCAGACGATATCGTGTCAGAACAAGCTACATCAACATACATCCAAAAGTCCCTATCTCTGCATAACATTCCGGCAGATGCTACCTCTGGATGGTGTTTAGGGCGCTCATAAGGCATCTCCTCATCATTCAAACGTACCATAACCACCATATACCGAGAACCAACAAAGTCACGCATCAAGTCGCCAGGCAAGTCATCCGGATGGACTGCGATACTTAGCAGATAACCATCTTTAGACTGCCTTAACCCTGTTTTAACGCCTTCAAATTGAATAGTATCTGCCATACTAGAACGGTATAGATTCGTCGTCATCTTCCTCTTTAGGAGTATTTTCCTTCGGAGAAGGAGTCATTGTATTTAATTTCAATGATAGATATTTTGTGCCAGTGGTCGGAGACTCAGCAGTCCATCCGCTGAATTTAATTTCAATCAATTGGCTTGTAGATTCTTCAATTAAAGACATAATGTAATGCTTGTCTAGCTTCATAGATCCAAACATATCGGGAGACTTTTCATGCTTCTTGTCTTTAGTTCTAAATAAAGCACCGCTATTTGGGTAATCCATTATGATAATTCCTTCTTGGTGATGTTAAAAACGTTGATAATTTCTTCGTAAACAGTAATATTTGTTTCTTTTAACTTGTCGTAAATAACGCGATTTACCTTATAGATATTGTTGACATCATCCTTTGTCTTTGCAATCGCCAATAAAATATTGGTTGCTTCTTGGACGGTTACTTGCCACTCTCCCTCCTCTTTAAGTTTTAATTGCCACGGACCTTCCTTGCCTTTTAAATTCGCTGAATCAATCTTTGGCTTGGGAGTCTCTTCTTTAGGCTCTTCTTTTGTCTCTACCTTAGGTTCAACCTTTGCTTTTACTTCTACTTTTGCTGGTGGCTCAACGGCATCTACAGAATCGTGCTCAACTAGATCAAGCGCCATTAGATAAAGGTATCTGCGAAAATACGTATGGCTACTACCCATTAGCTGGATAGGCTGCACACGATCCATACTCGCCATTACTAACGGGGAAGTGAAGGTAACAAATGATCTCTCCTCGCCATCCACATCATAAATAGTGAGGTATGCCGTATCTGTGGTAAATGAAACCACTCCGCATAGGCCTACATCATTAAAAATACCGGTAACAGCTGGCATGAAGTCGCCTAATTCAAAGTAATTAAACTTGGCAAATGCATTCTTACCGGATTTACTCAATGAAATCTTATTAAGCTGATTTCTAGCCTCTTGCAGTTTTTTATAAACAGTCATGTCTTACTCGCTTTCTTTGATTGCATAATTTAATTCTTTTAACATGCCATCCACAATATAATGAAAAATTTTAGGCTCATGCTCTTCATCTGAAAATACTCTTCGAATTTGAAATATTTCTTCTTTAGAGTTGTATTTATATAATTGAATGTGTAATTTTTCTTCAAGCATTAAACGTTCTCCAAATTTGTATAGGCAATTCTTCCCGTATATTTATACTTAACTACTTCAGAATCAAAATCATGTGAAACAGTAAGCATTGGAAGTCTTCGCCAATACATTACTATGCGTGGATTTGCGGATAAAAAACTTAATAAATCTATTAAAAATTTTTCTTTGGCTTTTTGTTCCGTGTCAAACCCCATGTCATATCCATCAGAACTTGGATTAACCCCAAAAAAAGCGCCTTGCCATTTTGTGCGACCAGGCTCGGGAATAGCACCAAAACCCGCTAATTGAACATCATCACTCATTTTTCCCTCGCTTTCATCATTGCATCAGCAAACCTATAAACTTCTTTGGCATAACATTCAAACATAATTTCTTCACTTGCCCATCGACCATTAGTACTAAACCAATCTTTAGTACTCAATATTCCTTGCAATGCCTTAGCAGCGAAGTAATCTCTTAAATCCATACCATCTTCACCATAAGAAGTGTGATTTTCAATTGTTGTTGGAAATGCTTTCATTTACTCACCCCACATTTATAAACAACATCTTTAACTCGGTGCGTACCCATTTGTGTGCAATCTCTTTGCCATTCTTTTTCATTTATTTCACTACCAAAACAAAAAATAAAACCAACAACCATTATTAAAATTCCTGAATTTATACTTGTAACTAACCAATCATTATTCATTTCTTACTCCTCAATGTAACTTTTATATAGGGTTTCAGCATGTCTTGGCTTATGATAGAATTTTCTATTCTTAAAATCCTTTTCCTCCAAAAAGGCATTAGGTTGCTCCAACATAATTCTATCTATTGCAAGATTTAATAACTCATTCGGCTTACCAAATAAAGGATCTTTTGGATCTCTTGCTACTGCCCGTAACATAGCTTGTTGTCTTTCACCTAGCATTTTTCTCTCCAAATAAATAGTCTTTGCGATATTCTGATGGTGGCGTCCATCCCGTTTTCTTCCATGTTGCTAATACGTCAGAACCAGACTTATAAACAAATCTTGAATTCTTTATGGTTGCTAATTCACTCATTGCTTCTCCAAATATTCTTTATATTGATTACAAAATTGATTGACTTGGCAATAATCCTTACACCGGCGTCTTTCCCCTTTTCTTACTTCTAATTCATACCCCTTGCCGAGCTCAGCCAACTTTTGGTCGGCTTCCTCTTGAGTTGCGTGTAAAGATTTTGCCCTTACTCCGCCCGTCTTTTTGATTGCATAAACTGTTTCCGTTTCCCACATTTCTGATGGTGTGCAAGGCGTATAACCCTCTCCAATTTCTGTAGATAGATGCGCGTTGCTATGTAAGGTAATGCGATCCTTAATAAACTGTTCTCTTTCCGCAAAACTCCATAAGGTAATTGGAATTACTTTAATGGGGGCTTCTGGGTAGTTTTCTTTAGTCTGAGACTCTCGCTTATTCCAATCACGAATAATAGCCACAATGCCTAAATCAGTCACTCGTATTCCTTTAGCAGCTTCGACAAGATATGCATAAATATTTAACTGTTGTTCCCATTCAGCCTTTTCTTGCATTGCTGCCCAAGCACCCGTAGTCTTGTAATCTTTGACGCTAATACCTTGATCACTGATTTCTTGAAGGTCAATTGCACCGGAAATATTCCATCCATCTACTGTAGTGTGGATTCTTTCCTCAACAATTGTTCCCTCTGTTTTCCCATGCTCTAAGATAGAGTGCATGGCAGTGCCGAATAATGCAAATATTTTGTCAGCCACATCTTCCTCGAGATCATCCCAATGCTTACGTTTTAATTGAACAATCTGCGGACTATTTAATAGTTCTGTAACAGATAGGTGAGCTCTCCCTTTTGAATAAGTAGATCGCTTTGTTAGATTGACAAATACTTCTGGTAAACCAAATTTATTAGTGAGATGCATTTTTTATTTCCTTGAAGAATTTTTTAATTGTTGAAACGTGCCATAAGTTTTTTTTCATCTTACTTGCCTGCCAAATATGATTGCGATTTAAAACACTTTTTTGGGATAAATCAGGCTTTGGAAAATTACCAGCATAAATTCTTTGTTCTAAACATTTTTGATTTATTTTAAAAATATCAATTAAATCTCTCATGCATAAACAACTATCATCTGCAAGGTCTTTCAACCATTCCGGCTCGCTGATATTTGTGTAATCTATTTTCATGATTCCCCCTTGTGTATAATAACAATATCAAACCCATTTAACGGTGTCAACAGATGATACATCTATTTATTCATGTGTGATAAAAAACAACACATCCTTTATTTTCCTTATCCGCCCTCAGTCAACAACATGTATCTAGCATCCGGACATAGAAGATATATTTCCAAGAGAGGGATGGATTTTAAATCTGCGGTGGCTAATATCTGTCAAAGTTTAGAAGGATTCGGGGATTCTAAGGTAGAAATATCCATAGTGTTGTATCCGCGCGACAAAAGATTGTTGGATATAGATAATTGTTGCAAAGCAATATTAGATTCTATGCAAGGCTATATGTATGAAGATGATCAGCAAGTCTGGAAATTAACAGTTGAACGTGGTGAAAAGGTTAAAAACGGCGGATGCCAGGTTATAATTAAAGAATACCTGTGAGAAGGTCTTTAGGGGGTTTGGACTACTTGGTCGCCCCCATTTTTTTATTGACATTCCATGAAATCCCTTTACAATTATATTTAACAGTTCCCCCTGTTCACACCCCCCTGTGTGGTTGCCCTAGCCTAAAAAACTAGGGCAATTTTATTTCTAACTGCAAACGTTTGCAGAAGTGACAAAAATATTTGCACATTTCCATAGATTTGATACAATATTTGTATTGCGGAGTCGAAACCGTAGAAAACCTCTTGATAGATATATTGTTAGGACATTTTAATAAGTTGCGTGGATGACTTACCTAAGTGCCCTTTTCGACAGCAATATATCTTTTAAGAGGTTTTTTCATTTCTACTAGCAATCGCAGAACGGCGATACAGATGGTTGGTCTCAGCTACCTTACATGAGACGTTGCTAATGACCGAGCAATTAAATGAAACAGGTTGCGCTTCGCAGTATATACACAGGGCGGCGCAGTCAGACTTAAATGGGTACTGATACGAACAAGACATGATTAAGGTGATGCATAGGGAGTTTGGCCGACTCTGGTTGATAGGCGTCTTGGAAGAAGAACATTATCTCAGGAAGCAGTGGACGCAAGTCGGCTGGCATTTGGTTGATATCTTATTTAGCAGGCATATCACCATCTCGCCCTGTGGTTTAACCTATTCTTATCACAGATGACATCATTTTAATTCATGTGTGATATAGTAGATTCATTAAAAGGAGAAAAGATGTTATTAGAACTAAGTAAGATTAAGATTGATGGCGGTACACAATCAAGGGAAAGAATCAGTGTAGAGGTAATCAATACCTACATAGAGAGCAGTAAAGAGGGATCAATATTTCCGCCAATCGAAGCATTTTATGATGGTGTAAATTATTACTTGGTGGATGGTTTTCACCGGTATTTCATGTATCAGAAGCTCGGCACTAGCAAGGTTGAGGTCAATGTCCGTAATGGCACAATCCGAGATGCTCAGTTGTATTCCTTTGGGGTCAATGCCGAGCATGGTTTCCAGAGAACCAATACAGATAAAAGAAAGGCAGTCACTACAGTATTAAATGACATTGAGTGGTCGGAATATTCAGACAGAGAGACGGCTAAGATATGTAAGGTATCCGCTACTTTTGTTGCTAATATGAGAAAAGAGTTATCCATTGAAAGGCCTTCAAAGAAAGCAGTCACCATGAAGGGCAAAAAAACAACAATGGAGACTACCAACATAGGAAAAAAAGAAGATCCGAAACCAGAAGCAGATAAAATAGAAGATTACAATCCGGCAGATGATGAGATAAAAGAGTTATCGTTTGTTAATCAAAAGCTAGTGGAAGAGAATCAAATCCTTAAGACAAAAGAATTAGCATTGTCAGGGGATGAGGAAAAAGTAGTAAATGAAATAAATGAATTGCAGAAAAGAGTTAAGGTTTTAGAGTCAGAATTAAGCGTAGTAAAGAATTCAAGGGATCAATTTCAAAACAAAAATGCCGAGTTAATTAAAGAAGTAACCTACTGGCGCAACAGATGTAAGAAATTGGAAAAATAAACACCGAAGATAGGCGGTATCTTATCAGGGAGAGAAAATGCTTCAATTACGGGAACATCAGAAGGTAGTAGTAGATAAATTATTAGAGGGCTTTAAAAGTCACCGAAGTCAGATTTTATATGCGCCGACAGGTTGCGGTAAATGTTTGGGAAAAGGGACTCCAGTTTTAATGTTCGATGGGACTATTAAAACGGTGGAAAATGTTGTTGCTGGGGACTTATTAATGGGACCGGATAGCCTTCCTAGAACTGTTTTATCTACCATTAAAGGAATTGGCGAATTATACAAAGTAACACCAACAAAAGGTGATTCATACATTGTAAATGATGCTCATATTTTGTCGTTAAAAATAACAGGAGGGGCAACAAGATGGGATTGCTCTCGAAGTGACAAATATAAAACTGGAAAAATTTACAATATAAATGTTTTAGATTATTTAAAAGAATCTAAGACTTTTAAACATTGTGCAAAAGGATGGAGAACGGGGGTATTGTTTGAGGAAAAGTACCAACCAATTAATCCATATTATCTTGGCTTATGGCTAGGGGATGGAATATCAAAAACAACAGCAATATGCACAGAAAATCAAGAGATACTAGAGGAAATATATAAAGAAGCTGAATTTAGAAAGTTATCAGTAAAAATTGACCTTCAAAAAAATAACAATTCAGTTGTTGCTTATATTACATCTGGCAGAAAGAACAACAATAGTTTGTTAAAAGATTTTCAATCATTAAATTTAATTAGTAACAAACATATCCCTCATTCTTATTTAACTGGCAGTGAGTTTCAAAGGCTAGAATTATTAGCAGGTTTAATTGATACAGATGGGTCTTTAAGTAGAAATTGTTTTGATTTTGTGCAAAAAAATAAAAGACTTGCCCATGAAGTTGTTTATTTAGCAAGGTCTTTGGGTCTTGCGGCTTATATAGTTGAGTGTCAAAAAAAATGTCATAACAATGGCAAAGTAGGGATATATTGGAGAGTTTCCATATCTGGTAACACAGATAAAATTCCTTGCAGAATACCAAGAAAAAAAGCCACAACAAGATTAATAAAAAAAGATGCGCTATCAGTTGGCATTACAGTAAATTCAATTGGAACTGGCGAATATTTTGGTTTTGAAATAGATAAAGATAAATTATTTTTATTGGGTGATTTTACGGTAACGCATAATACTGAAATGGCAATTGCTATTATGGCGGAATATGCCAAGCAACATAGAAAAGTATCCATGATTCTTGATCGGATTGTATTGGTTGAGCAAACCAGTCTGCGACTTGGTAAATACAACATACCCCATGGGGTATTACAAGCTGGACATTGGAGACATAGACCGCAAGAGCATATCCAAATCTGTTCAGCGCAAACACTAGAATCTAGAAGCATTACTCCGGACATGGAGTTATTGATTTATGATGAGTGCCATGTAAAACGCAAGGGCATTATCGACATCATTGAAAAGAATCCCCATCTCAAAGTAATCGGTTTAACTGCTACACCATTCACCAAAGGGTTGGGTAAAATCTATTCCAATGTCGTTAATGCCCCCACTACGCAAGAGTTGATTGAAGATAGGTGGCTTACACCATTAAAAGTGTTTATTGCTAAAGAAATCGACATGACGGGCGCCAAAAAAGTTGCTGGTGAATGGTCGGAAGCTGATATTACAGATCGCGGTATGAAGATTACAGGTGATATCGTTGCAGAATGGCATAAGAAAACCCATGAAATATATGGCAAACCTGTTAAAACAGTTGTGTTCTGTGCTGGCGTGGATCACGGTAGAGATTTAGAGAAAAATTTTAAACAATCGGGGCATAATTTTGTTTCAATCTCGTATAAAGAAGACAGTGAATACAAAAGACAAGTTATTGAGGAATTCTCGAAACCCGACTCAGAAATTATCGGAATAATCGCTACGGATATTCTTACAAAAGGGTTTGATGTATCAGATGTAATGATTGGCATATCTGCTAGGCCTTTCAGTAAATCATTAAGCTCTCATGTTCAGCAGATGGGTAGGGTAATGCGAACGCATGAAGGTAAGGAATTTGCGACTTGGCTAGATCATTCCGGAAATTATCTTCGTTTCAGAAAAGACTGGGATGATTTATATGAGTATGGCGTAAAAGAATTAAATGAGGGCAAGGAATCGACTAGGGCTGAACCAACAGAAAGAGAAAAGAAGGAATCTAAATGCCCTGCTTGTGCTGGTTTGTGGACATCTAAAACAAATACGTGTGATGAGTGTGGATTCGAGAAAAAGATTAATAACCATATTGTTTCAGTTGCCGGAGAGTTGAAAGAATTAGACGGTAAAATTAAACAAAAGAACATTAATCAAGAAAAATTCTATGCTGAGTTACTATATTACGGCAGAGAAAGAGGATACAAAGATGGATGGTCGGCTCATAAGTTTAAAGAAAAGGTTGGGGTATTCCCGCCGAAAGCATGGGGCGTTGTTCAAGCAATACCGCCAAGCTTTGAGACGGCTAATTGGATTCGTTCAAGAGCAATCGCATACGCAAAAGGAAAAGCAAAATGGAATTCATCGACTTCGCCCAGCAACACGGACTTATTATTGACAGATTAGAAATTAATTCGTGGACAAGAGTTTCAACGGAAGATAAACCAAGTAAAAAGAATGGTTCGTATATTTGGGATGGGCAATCTGGTGCAATTCAAAATTGGGCTATCCATGAGAAACCTATCTCATTCCGTAGTAAAAACTATGACCCGTTTAGACAGATTGATCGACAGAAAATTAAGGATGATCAGCTAGAGAAGCAATCTAAAGCAAAGTCAAAGGCGGTTTTTATGTTAAATCATGCTACGGACATGACCCATTTATACCTTGCTCGTAAAGGTTTTCCAGATTTAAAAGCACCCGTGTGGAATAATCTGTTATTAGTCCCCATGAGAATTGACGGGAAATTGGTCGGTTGCCAAATGATAGACAGTGAGGGGAGTAAGAAGTTTTTGCGTGGACAGATTACTAAAGGTGCTTCGCTGGTAATCGACAATAAAGGTCGTGATTTAATTGTTGAGGGATATGCCACTGGGTTATCGGTGAGGGAAGTTCTGAAACAAGCTAAAAAGAGATACACAATTCATGTATGTTTTTCTGCTCAGAATATGTTGGAAATTGCAAGGGGAAAGCATGACCCGTTAGTAATCGCTGATCATGACAAAATCGGACTCCAAACCGCCCAAAAGATAGGGCAATATTGGAAGTCCGACATTGAGGGTTACGATTTTAATGATGCGTTTTTGCATGGAGATGTAGGGAATATCCTAGACTTGATCTAAGTAATTCAATCCTTTTTGGGTAATGGAACAAGTTTTCCCTCGTCCATCTCCCTCGTTTCTTATCATAGTGATATAACCATTGTTTTTCAGCCACATAATAGACTTGTGGATAGTGTTTCTAGTTGCTATCTCCATATCAACGGCTCTATCTATTACCAGCATTACATTTCGTCTTGGCAAGGTTTTTATAAGGTCTAAGATAACCTCTGCATGGACACTCATACCCTGTAATATCCTTGCTTGGTGATGATCAGTTGGCGTCATGCGGATCAATCTCCTCATAATCTTGATTGTCAATATACTCATCTTCGTGCATTTCAAGCAAAATAGAATCATGGGCATAATCATACGGGTGTTCACCGTTTGGGACATCCACTTCTACAATAATTCTTCTACCAACATTGTAAGTAACTTTATATCGTTTCATATTGCTCATTTGTTTTTCCTTAAATTGCGTAAATATTCGTCAATATGACACTGCATTGACTCCCAATTTAACCCTTGATTAGAATCTAAATACTTGTTGGCTCGTCTTAAAATTTCTCGGCAATCGTCATCTGTTATTTCATGGTCGTCCCAATCCCCATTTTCTATGTCTGAAATGTGCCACCAATCAGCTAACCAATTTGGATCGGTGAGTCGTTTAATATCCTCAACATCTGGAATGGCTTGATCTTCCGGTAAATCAAATTCAATAACTACTTTCATACTTCCCCCTTAAAAATAAAAACTGTGAATTGATAAATCTTGGCCATCACCTAAAATTGTGGTTTCTGCATCTTCCATATCTTCATGTAGGGCTAACATATCCTCATTGATGCATATTACTTTCCCGTTTTTTAAGGTATAACAGTCCACTTTGTTTCCGCCACCATTAAATATAGTTTCTGTTTTAGTAATAAAACTCATAAAACCTCCTCAATTCTAAATTCTTGAATGTCATACGGGCTATCTATATTCCCGTGTAAATACTCTCTATTTTCCTCGTCAATAAAATCAGCTAAAGCACTGATCGCCTGTTCTTTAGTCTCAAAATACTCTGATTCCGTTGTGCCGTCTTCATTGGTAATTGTCCAAGTATTAACCCAGCCATCACACAATGTATAGTGTTGTATTTCATATTTCATACTAACTCCTCCCATTTTCTTTGTCTTTGCTCTAAATAAATACCATCACTCCAATTGGTTGATTCACCTTTAACGGAGTAAGCCACTACACTTTCATAATCATCTACGATATAAAAATGGAGAGTCCAATTTTTTAAATTCCAAGTCCATTCATGAGATTTCCTAATGTCATTTTCGAAGTTATTCCATAATATTTTTACCGCCCGCTTTAAATGGTTTCTTTGACTCATAATATTTCCTTTGCAGTTGGTGACCATTCATTAGAATCCCATATACGCCCGTTATAACTCATGTATCCGTATAACTTGCCGTCCTTTAAAACCCGTGCCGTTCCCCAATTGCCAGCACCTAAGCCGTTATCCCCTAAAAACTCGTTAATCTCGTCTCGGAGAGCTTCTAAGGTGTTGGCGGTAAATGTCTTGGGCTTAACGGGATTAGTATATTGGTTTCTATCCGGATTGCCCATAAAAGTAGGTTTAACTTGATACATTATCCAATCTCCTTAATTTCATCAATTATAAAATTGTCCCCATCAACGGGAGTCCCAAAATCAATATCCCCATCTTGAATCATTTTATTTAACAATTCTTGACTCTCTGCTTCAATTTCTACTGTATAAAAAACGGTTTCTCTTGCATCTATAATAAATCTAGTCA